ATAGGACACAATATCCATACTGTGCAAGATATCAATCATTGCCAACATATCACCCAATTCTTCTTCCAAGTGTTCTCGATTGGTTTTGGGTTTGCCTGGCTTGAAATTGTCCAGTCCAAAGCGGCTGATCTTACTTACCGCTTGTATAACTTCAGCACATTCTTCTTGGAGAATGTCCATTACTTCTTTAATTTGACTATCCATATATTACCTTTGATTTGCAAATGGTGCGATGTAACTTCCACCGCTTGTGGTACTGGTACGCAATGTGTTATAGACAGTTTGAATACCAACAGCTTGATTCCATGCATCCTCAAGAGCATGGTGAGCTGTGACTGGTGGACGCTGAGGATTGATACCTAAATCAAATGCTGTGCGTACATCACGTACTTCCCAGAATTTCCAAGGAATAGCACGATTGATTTTACGGTAAACATGTTCGCAAATGATGATGTCAAAACAACTACCATTTGACCAAACACGTTTTGCACCCCAGCAGAATTTATACAGTCGAGCAAATGCTTCTTCTATATCAATTCTATCATTAGGGTCAAATGCGGCTTCTTGCGCTTCTTTGCTTTGATTAGCCCACCAAGCAATGGTATCGTCACTTGTTGTTAAGCCAATCCTGTCACAGCTATCAACATCTACTCGACAGTAAAAACTATCCATTTTGGGTTCTTTAATTTCAGATCCAAACGGATCAAACTTTACAGCACCAATTGTGAGAATAGTTGCGTCAGGAGTTGTGTTTAGAGTCTCCAAATCTATCATAATGTCAGTATTCATACAAACATTATAACAGACTTAGATTGTGATGTCAATACATTTTCTTAGGTAATTGCTGATCTCTGAGCTTCTTTTTCCAACGTGCTTTGGCGGCACCTTTTTTACGTTTGCGCTCTGTAGTTGGTTTTTCGTAAAATTCTTTGGCACGTAAGTCGTCCAAAAGACCTGAGTCTTCAATTTTACGTTTAAATCGTCGCAAGGCTTGGTTGATGTTTTCACCGTCTTTGACAGTTACACCAGTTCCCTTACTCTTCTTGTACATCATCGTCTTCATCCTCTTCGTAGTTTTTAATTTGGTTCACAATCCAGTCTAAATTATATATGCGATTTTTACTTATCAGATTAAATGGAGTGGTATCATCTTTAGTGATATAGTGTGTATTGGCTTGTGCTAATAAAAACGTAGAAAACTGTTTGGTGATTGGATCGCAATTATCGATATCCAAAATGATAACTTCTACTTGGTGAGCAATGCTCAACATCCAGCCAATATCGTGATCTTCGTTATCAAACACAAAAACGTTGATGTCATCAATGCTTTGACTTAGAATTGTTTGGAATTGTTCTTTAACATAGTTGCTAGGTTTAACTAGCAAATAACTTAAATTCATATTAAACAATTTGTCTGGTGGCGTAATTAAGGTTATTTTTCCTAAATTCATATAGTATTCTTTTTAATTTTTGTCCAAAGCGAATTGTTTGATTGTTCTGCATTTTGAACATAGCCTATCTGCTCTTCACTTGTATGTGACCCGTAGGGTCCTTGATCATATAAGTCTTTTTTTTTGAATCTTCAGGTTCAATAACTTCTGTAAAATCCGGACGTATTCTGGTTTGATTATAGTAAGACACTGAATCAACCCACTGACTTCCATTAAAAGTAAATTCCCTTGGAGTATCAAAGTCCATGCGAGTGAAGACTTGGCCTTCAACTGGATTATATGGAAACTGTGTTCCTTGATCTTTATCCAGTTCTTTTTGAAGTTCAGGAATAATTTGATACTTTCTAGCTTCTTTCTCAATTACTTCCTTTTCAACTTCTTTCTCGGCCTCTTCAATCATTTTGTTCCATTGCTCTAATGGTATATCCTCTACCATTTCTGCTGGCTTTTCCTCCGGCGCTGTTATATCACCTCCTAGTGCAGTCGACGGTGTTTCGCTTGGAACTTCTTCTGTGTGTGTTGGTGTAATTTCTTCTACTTCGTTTATGGGTTTGTCCACGCCAGCAACAGGCGTTTCTGTATGTGGTACAGTTGTGTGTAAAAGGTGTTCGTCTTCATCCTTCTTCCAACCAAAGGTCATCTGTGCGGCCAACAACATGATAACTGCTAATGGATCAAATACAATAACAATGAGAATAATAATCCATGTTACTGCTCGTTCCAACATATTTTCATCTGCACCTTTTTCACCGTAGATGAATTTGGCAATGTATTTGATTGGACCTACTTCTGCTTCTACCTTCCTGACCTCGGCCGCGATTGGAGCCCGTTCTTGACTAACGGCAGCAATAGCTTTCTGTTCGGTTGTGATCTCAGACTGAAGCCTTGCACGTTCTTTTTGTTGACTACGTCTAATTTGAACTGCTTTCTCGGCGCCTTTTTCATCACTGCTTCTGCCCATGACTTGGTCCACAGCCTCATCCATCTGTTTAAGCGCCTTGCGGTTGGCATCTATATTGTCCTTTGCAGTTTTAATCTTTTCGTCATAGATAGCAATCTTACTTTGAACATCACCACTAACTAGATTTTGATCGTTGTGTGCTTTGGAAAGGAATCCAAAAATACCCATCGAGGTAATAATCATTAACACAACTACTGAAATGATCATGTAGTATTTTATAAAACGTGGAGCACGTTCCCAATTGGCTTTTAACCAACTTGCACATACCAATTTACCTACTTCTAAAGCTGATCCCATTATTATAATAGGAATCACAGCCGCGGAAAATATAGCAGTTAAACCTACTACAGAATAGTAGATTGCAACTGCTGATATTATTAAACCTGTTAGAAGTAATAGCCAAGCTAAAATCATATGCTAGTATTTATTTGAATACAATTAAAGCCAATAGAGCGGCTTGTACAAAAAATCCAAATCCAATGGTAACAATGTTTAGCAAGTCCTTTTGGATGGTTGCTTTAATAAACAAGCAAAACAATCCAGCCCAAGCAAACAACACCATATCCACTGGTGGCATCTTTTCAGTTAACCCTGTCAGCACAGCAATCATGGTGGGCACGGTAGCAAGGTGTAACAGTACCACAGCAACCCACCCCATGGTTTCCGCACTTAAATGTGGTGCATTTTCTTTAATGGTTTTGACCCACAAGTTCAAATCAAAGAAATCGTGTATGCTAGTTTTAAGTTTTTCAATGTTCATAATGTATCCTAGTTATAAAAAATATGACGACCAATTTTTGCCACTGGCTGTTTGCCCCATTTGGGATTGACATAGTCACCATGGAAGTAAAGTGCATGTTTGATAGAAGGCAATCTAAATCCTTCCAACAATACCTTTTTGGCCACTTCCATACTTTCTGTGTACACCGGTCCGTTCATGGGTTTCTTAACACTAGGACCTTCGCAGTACCAACTAAACTGGCACAGAACTTTTTCGTACACAATATTTTTTTGATAGACAACTTGGCAGATGTCGCTGGGAAATTGTCCGCTTTCTGCTCGATTAATTGTAACCTGAGCTACTGCTACCTTTCCTTCAAATGGTTCACCACCGGCCTCGTGATATATGTTGCGAGCCAAACAATCTAGTTGTTTTTGTCTTAGTTCGGCTGTGACCGGACTTACGTTCATGCGGGCTTCTTTAAGATGGTCTAATTTATAATTAATGACCTTGTAGCCTGCATATGTCACTGCTAGAAGTGCTAGAGTGAATATTACAAATTTTATGATGCGTATCATGTTGTTATCTCCTTTACGCTGGATCAGGAATTGCTAGTTCCGTCAATGGTTAAATTATGGCTCCGATACATCTCCTTGTGCGTTAAAAGCCTTACTTCTTTGATCCCGAACCTTTCGGGGTACAATATATAGTTATGCCAATATGTAGAGTATAAAAGCATAAGTTTTAAATTATCTACGCATAGAGGATATCGCAATAGCCTCTTCATCACTGAAAACTGGTACTGCGTTACTTTTATGCATGGTGGCAATTCCTTTTACCATAGTGCCTGTATAAACTTTACTTGGCTTAAGAACAGCATTACCACCAGTATCCACACTTTTGATGTGTGCAGTGGTATTACGGCCTTCGGGTATCTTTAGGCTGTAGACACTAGATAGACTGGGTGCGCTCATAGCACGAGTACGTTTCTTTTCGTCTTGTTCAATACCTTGCCGCCTAAGCAAGTCTTTCCACGATTCGTCCAATTCTCTAGCCTTTCTTGCATGTTCTGCTGAAGCAAATTTCTTTTTGCCTTTCTTTTTGCCAGTGGTACTGAGCCACGGACCTTCTAAATGCATACTCAATTTAAACTCCAAAAGTTATTACAATACTAGTATTATACTAGTAAAATTGAACTATGTCAAAGATTATTATACTCGAAAACTTTCGCCGCAACCGCAACGGTCACGTTCGTTTGGATTGATGAAATCAAAACCTTCATTTAGTCCATTGCGGACCCAATCCATTGTCAAGCCATTTAGATAGACTAGACTTTTGGCATCTACCAATACTACAAAATCTTTTTGAGCAAAGTTAGTTACGCCCTGTTCAGCTTCATAACTATCCACATATTCCATAGTATAGGCCAATCCACTGCACCCAGTAGTTCTTACACCTACACGAATGCCTGCGCCTTTGCCGCGGCGCTCTAAATTTTGCTTGATTTTTTTATATGCTATGTCGGTTACGGTAATCATTCACAGCCGCTTTGATAGCATCTTCTGCCAATATACTGCAATGTATCTTTACAGGAGGTAGGGCTAGTTCTTCGGCGATGTCGGAGTTTTTGATAGACGACGCTTGATCAAGACTCATGCCTTTTACTAACTCAGTAATAAGACTACTACTAGCAATAGCACTGCCGCAACCATATGTTTTAAAACGTGCATCAGTAATAATGCCATCTTCACCTACCTTTATTTGCAGTTTCATCACATCGCCGCAAGCAGGGGCACCAACCATACCAGTACCAATACTAGGATCACTCTTATCAAAAGATCCAACGTTCCTGGGATTTTCATAGTGGTCAATGACCTTGTCGCTGTATGCCATATTGTATTTATGTTATTATTTTGGTTCTTTTCGTGCGTTTTTAACTGCGGTAACATCGTTACGTGTGTCTTTGCACAACTTTGCCAAATCTTGACAATGTTTACGAACACGGGTGCCGGCAGCGCCAACTTCCTTGTCATAAAACTTTTCAAAGTCTGCTTCCATTGCTTCTACTATTGCTGTGAATTCTGCGTGTTTGTTTGTAGCCATTTTATTAATCCTTTATATGAAGTACAGAGTACTTATATCTAGTGTAACAGGGTAGAAAATAAATGTCTATTTAATTGGCTATAACATTTGGTGATCCAGCAGTAATGGCTCCGCCGTCTGTACTATCGCCCACTCTGGCAACTCCAATTCCGCCTACAAACACATTGCTTGATCCTGCATTGATAACAGCAGGATGGGGAATACAACTACCTCTTGGACCACCATTTATGGTGTGAGCGGCAGTTGGATTACCAACGCACTCTATAGCAATGCCATTGGCAAACACCTGAGCACCAGCACCTGTAGGGCCAGTGACTGTGGTTGTTCCATCACAACCATGACCGGTTGTGGTTGGATCTCCGTTTCGAGCAATTGCTGGCATGCTAATACTTATGCCAGTGCAATACCAGTAGTGCTTTCAATAAACTGTTTGGCAAATTGTGCATCTGTTGCTTCAGCTACTGTAACAGTAGACTTTTGTAGTTTGATCTCAGTGTTGGGATTAACTGTGAACAAGTAAGGCATCAATCCTGGGCCTTTTGGCCCCATACCAATAACTTGCGGATTTTTTAATGTGTAATGTAACGGACCGTCTTGTACCAGCTTGGCAACAATTTCTTCGCCGCTGGTTAGTTTGAGCGTGACCACTTCACCTTCTGAGAAACCTTTTGAAATAAACATGTTATACCTTTAGTGTGTTGAAAAATTCTTCGTCTTTGTCCGCTAGGCCTTGAAAGCCTCCTGGGATAAGAACGCCATTCTTGAAAATTTGTGGGACTGAACGTAGTCCTTGCTCCATGAGAAACTCACGTGCGCCAGAGTTTTCTTCCATTTTGATTATTTTAAATGGAACATCTTTACTTTCTAATAGTGCTTTTGCTCTGTCACAAAACGGACAGTTGTTTTTTGAATATACTGTGATCATCTTTTTCTCTTTTTATAGTGCGGGCAAGTCATCATATTCCAATGCTTCACTCATTACTCCAATAACATAGTTTGTGCTTTCGCTTTCCTGTAGTGCTGTTTGTTTCTTACTGGTATCAGTATGTTTGTTGAACCAAGGTATTGGAGTTGACTTTGGCGCTGGGTTGTTGTACTTGATACCAATTTGTTTAAGAGCATCCACTGCGGTGTAGTCCACAAAGTCACGCAAGATATTGGCATTGAGTCCAATCACTGGGCCCATTTTAAACAAATAAGTTGCCCAATCTTTTTCTTCACGAATAACGTCCATGTACAAATTATACACTTCTTGTTCGCATTCTGCTTTGATTTCGGCAAACCTTGTGTCTTCTTTTACCACCTGATTGATCAAGTAGGCTGTCCAACCTTTGTGTAGCAGTTCGTCTTGTAGTATCAGGCTGATAATATTACCATTGCCAATAAAGATTTTGTTCTCAACCATAGCCAAACTGGTGGCAAAGCTAACCATGAAACGGAATGCCTCTAAAGCATAGCTGGCATGCAATGCCATATAGATTGCTCTAACATGTTCTTTCTCAGTAACTGCTTCGCCTAGTTGTTTACGGCAATTGACCACATGCAGTGCTTCGTAATAGTTGCCTACTGAACTAGCCATATCC